GTTTAGTACAATAAACAACTCCGGAGTATACCTTGTTTAGTGATTTATTGAACCCCGATCACAACATAAGCTGCCTTTATGGTCGAGGGCATTTTGTGCCCCCATGTTATAAAAATGTAGCGATAACACCGCTAACCACTTGAATTTAAGGTTTTCTACTGCGCCGCTACCATGCTTTGGGGCAGTGATGGGGCAAAGCGTGAAAGCGCCTGGTTGAGCAGAGAAACCTGTTCGGCGCTCTTCTCTGACATCCACCTTCCATACACCTTGTAAACCATCTGAGCATCGGTATGCCCCATCTGAGTTGCTATAAAGTTTGGGTTTGCACCAGCTGATAATGACCAGCACGCATAGGTATGCCGTGACTGGTACGCGTTACGGTAGCGAATACCCGCGCGCTTGATTATCGGGGCCCAAATTTTATTAATGGAATTAACCGCGTAGTGATATCCTGTGCGAGGTCCACGTTTGACGCATTGAGGGCTGAATACGAAAGTGCATGTTTGTATGACGGACTGTCCATACTCACGCAATTTCACTTCAACCTCATACTGCCGGCCAAGGCGTGTCAACTGGGCCTGATCCCTCAGGGCATCAATAGCTGGTTGTATGAGATAAATCACCCTGTCAGTTCCTGCCTCGGTTTTTGGCAGGGTGAACTCATACGTTTGGGTCAGGTTACGTTTAACCGTAATGGTACCCGCAGTGAGATCGATATCTTCCCATGCAAGACCACATAATTCCCCATGCCTCATTCCGGTATAAACGGCAACGGTCCAGAGGTTACGCATCTGCTGGTGGCCACATGCCTGAATGAACCTGATGAACTCGTCTGACGTGAGTGGATCGGGTTCGTCTTTAGCCTTCCTGAGTCTGTTAATTCCGCTAAACGGGTTTTCCTTTGCATAACCGTTATCAGCTCCAAACTGGAAGATCTCGGCCATCAGCATCATGTAATTATTCACCGTGGACGACTTCCTGCCTTTCACCTGTGTCCGGTGATCCTTCTTCATCACATGAAAACCCGTCATCAACTCCTTCCTCACATACAGCAAATCCTCAGTAGTCACCGCAGAAACCATTTTGTTTTCGCCGATGCGCGGAAGCATGTTTTTTATGATGGATTCGTACCTACTCATGGTGTTTGAGCTGATTTCCATCTGCTTCAGCTCTGCCCATTTTTCGGTAAGTTCCAGCACAGTAATTTCCTTACTATCCTGACCGAACCGGGCAAGGTTCGGTGAGTTAGGGAACTTTTCCGCATAGTTAAAATTCCCCATCCTTATCGCAAAACAAACCGAAGAACGAAGCTCACCGGCAATCTTGCGATTTTTGGCAGTATCAGGGACACCGAGGTTTTCCCTGACTCTTTTGCCTTTATATACAAACCATACGCGGAGTGAACCTCCGTGGTTTTCGACGCCTGTCGGGTATGATGTATTGGCCATTAATCCCTCCTGACGTCCAGGAGCGCTGACGAGTGTACTGCTTTTCATGCTGTCTTCGCACCTGGTTGATTTTTTTTCTGAGCCTCGACCCACTGATCAACGGCTTTCCTGTTGTACATGCATTCGCTCGATGGCTTGGGATTACCATCTGGTGAAATATGCAGGTACTCTCGGCCAAGCATCCAGGATTCCTTTCTGGCCCGGGTGATGGTACCGGGCTTGAGCCCGGTAACCGCAATCAGAACCTTTTCGCTAACCCAGTCATTCGGCACCAGAAGAACGATATCAGCACTGGTTTGCATGGATCTCCTCCACTTTCTCTTCAGCCAGACGTACGCACCGCGCAAAAGCAGAGGGTGTTACAATTTCGCGCAGGGCCTGAACAAGAAAATCATTTTGCTGTTGGTGCAGCTGCAGGTTGCGTTCTTTTTCGTCATGACGCAGTACTGCCAGACGTGCTGTGATGATACGGCGCTTACCTTTGATCACCCGTAGCGCGTTCTCAGCTTTTTTACGCCATGTACTCCAGTCACTGCTGCTGTTAGATCTCGCCAGTTGATCTTCAATACTGAGCTGCGCTTCTTCTGCGTTAACAAGCTGCTGCAGGCAATCGCTGATAGTGTTCAGGTTGTCTGTCTCGACGAAAAATTTGTGCATTGTTAATCCTCCTCAGTGCATTACCGGCATGTCTGGCATACCTTCTTTTCGAATCTGTTCGATGAAGCTGTCATGCAGGAGATTGAAACCTTCCCGCCCCATTTTGGAGAGTCGAAGCCCGTCCACTGGATCCGTCTCTAACATGTCCATGTACATGCGCATCGCCATCCGCTGACCGAGTTCCTGACCGTATTTCTCAATGGCTATCCCCTCTACATGGGTTGCGAGAGCTAATCGCTCTGGCGCAGGATAAACACTGATTGAACCGTACTGGCCTGAGTAGATAACACCGATATCGAAGCCACCAGAATCGTTGGCAACTTCAACGGTACCGTTCTTTCCCTGCTCCTAAGTAATGAAGATGGCGACGAGCATCCAGCGCCATATGATGATTTCCTTCTCAATGCCTGGGGTAAACCAACCGCTTTCAATCGCTTCCATAATGCAAGCCAGCAGATCTAATCCATCAGGAATTCGTTTGTCGTAGTTACCGTTGTCGAGCTGGCGAACCGCAACTGAATAGCCAATGACCCGGTTACCAAAACGGATGCCGGTTGATGTCGGCTCCGGGGTAAAGACTGAATCAACCATCAATGCACTCCTTTTGGTTTTATGGCCTGCAGTGCATCGACTTCTTTAACGAAACGGTCATGCATCGCATCCCGTTTCTCGCACCATTTTTCCATTGCGCGCTTGCGTGCCAGGATGCGCCGCAAACGGCGTACACAGCGCTGGTGGGCGGCAAGATACTCAGCCTTTGTTTCCCCGTCTCGCCATACCTCCCTGTCATCGCGATCAATACGCACCCGCGGGTGACGCTGCGGAAAACCTGAACGCTCAAAAGCCTCGGTGGTCATGAAGAAAGCCAGATAGCGGATCGCCGTATCTCGCGTGAAGCATTTTTTGATACGACCGTGGCGTACTGCCACGAATAGTGGGCCAACTGGCGTGTCGTGTTTCTGTAATGCCAGGTCAATCATGCTTACGGTGCGTTTATCGTTCATTTCCGGTCCTTAACTTTGCTGTATCGTTCGTGACTCATTACTTCCCAGTTCTTTCCGCCATCGCGGGAAAGTAGCCGCCAGCGGTGATTAACCTTGAGGCTCAAATTCCTGGAGCCGTGCATACGGCAGGGGTGAATGCGCCTTGCTCTGAACTGGCTTAAAACGTGTGCTGCTTTGAGGTGAACCCACTCAGGAATTCGTATCGCTGTCAGTGTCATCATCTGCCTCCATTCCATGACCCTCTGTTTTCGGAGCCTCCACTTTTTGTTTTTTGACGAACTCCACCAGCTCAGAAATGAGCTCGTCGATTAACTCCTTCCCGCTATCCGTAAGGAATTCACCGCTGCCATTAACATCAACAGCGCTGCTGTAAATTCCCTTGATGGCTTTTACACCCTCGATATTTCCGTATTCACTGAACGCGAGCCTTTCGAATTTTCGTAATAATCCATCGAGAAGAATCTCTGTTAACTCGACCGTGTTAATGCCGCCTTTATTAAGCTTAATAACAAGGCGGTTACCGCCTGTTTTACGCTGGTGGCGTAATAACGCTGCCTTTAAAATTCTCCGGCGATAGACTTCTGTTAATTTATCCATTACGCTGCTCATCCTCTAATTTCATAACTATCTCTTCTTCTTTTTCTGTCCAGTTATGAATATCACCAGCCAAGTCATAAACAAGAGAGCAGATTGCTTTTAGTTGAAAGTGGTCGAGTTTGTCGTGATATTCAAATAATGTTTGTGATAGACCTGCCAGTTGCTCGGCTTTGATATTCACAGCCTGAATATCCTGCCTTTTAAATAAGCCCATAATTACCGCCCGTATGCTTTTTTCAGGTAAAGGCGAGCGATTACCTCGTAACCACAGGCCGCATAAAGACACGCTGTTTTGTATGCCGATTTATCAATGATGAAAGTCATATGAAGCACCTCACAGCCAAAGAAGCGACCACCCGACCGTGAATTTTGATTTCTTTCTGTTCATCAGCATTAAGGGTGAAAGTTTCGTAATGATGGTTATCAGAGATGATTTTTAATGAGCCATCAGCTAATGGCTCAATTCTCTTAATGAAAAGGCATGGGCGACCAAAAGCATCCATTGTGTAAACATAAATGCCAGAGGTAAGCGCACTTCCACCGCAATCAACGAAAGCCACAACCTCACATGGTTCGATGGTCGGCTGCATTGAATCACCTTCCATCCGGCAGCTTTGAACGCGGTTGCCAAAGTCATTAATGTTGTCAGATCCGAACAGCATCTGAGGCGTTTTAATTGGCTTATTAATTGCGACGGAATTTTGCATTTTCATTTCCTCAGGGTGAGTTTGGCCCCACCAAGAAAGGTGTTAATTAAATAATGTTAATTAATTTTAAATCTTGTCGGCTTGCTTGCAGATTGTTTCTTGCAAGTCGTCTAATTTTTCATAAACGATAGTTAGCGTACCGATAGCCGACAATTCCGGAGGCATACAATCCATAGCGTTGGATAAAGCCATTCTGCAATTGCCAATATCCGCAGACCATGAATTAAGTTGATTGGAAGTTATAATGCTTGTTGGCTCTGTAAATTCACCACACTGCTCGTTTCCTGAAATGAGCCACAGAACATCAGAATGAAGAATGTTAGCCAATTGGATTAACTGGTCAGCAAACGGAACAGTTTTTTCCGTTTCCCAGTTGTTAATGGTTTCGGTTGTTAAACCAAGATGATCAGCCAAAAAATCCTGAGACAGTCGAAGCGAAGATCTTTGATTTAATATTCTTTTGCCGATGGTTTTGGCTACGGTGATTTGAGTATTCATTTCATTGGCTCCGTTGTTTGCCGATGAATGAACTTTAAGTCATGCAATAACTTATTGCAATAACAAAACTTATTTTTCTTTTGCGATTTAGTTTAATGTATTGATTTTTTTGATTAAATTTTGTTATTAAACTGCATGCTTACAGCTACAGACAAAGAAAAAGCCGCTTAAAAGCGGCTTCAAAAGGTGGGGTGTTGAAGGTTAGAGCCTATTGTAATTGATTGATTCATGCATTATGGCTTTACCCATCACGTAAAGGTCATCTTGGTTTTCTTCCGTGATATACCATTTCTCATATGCCGGATTATCCGATAAGACTGCCAGCCTGTTTCCCTGCATCTGGAGACGTTTTAGGTGAAATGTTTTACCAAAAACAAACACATACACACCATCCGTTAGAAAGTGTCGGACGGAAATGTCTACGAAGACACGATCACCGGAATTGAACGTGCTGGCCATGCTGTCGCCATTGACGGTCATTACTTTTACGACATCTTCACTACGATTCCCGAAGAGGGATTTTGCATGTTGAGTCGTGAACTCAATAGCGTGTAAAACCTCCACATATTCTGAAAGCATGAACGTGCCAGGCCCTGCACTCACTGAAAGGTCAAGAACCTCGACCCTGAATATGCCAGCGTTATCCTTTACCTCCCTTTCGGGCATGGTCTCTATCACATAGCCCTGTCTATGAGGCACATGATTTTTTCCAGTTGATAGCCATTCAGGGCTCACACCCAGCGCATTAGCAATCTCAACCAACTTACGTGTTGTGTTGGTTTTGCCTGCAACAAGACGCCAGATAGCTGGTTGCGAAACCCCAACTTTCATCGCTAATTCTGCCTGTGTAAGGCCTGCGTCAACCATCGCTTTTTGAAGACGATCTGAGAATGTGTTCATACCAATAAGCCTATACAAAAAGTTATTAAGTGGCAAATACGATAAGTTATTGCATAAAGTTATTCAAGGCTATACTCTTTCCCTATGTTCAATAACTTTTGGTATTTTTATGATCAATCAATATGTCAAGAGAGCTATCGATATTCTCGGCGGCCAAGCTGCATTAGCAAGGGCGTGCGGGGTTACTCAACCGGCTGTATTTCGCTGGCTTAATGGTAGCCGGGTTAAGGCTGATCATGTCATGTCCATTGTTAAAGCTACTGGTGGCGAAGTTAAAGCCTACCAGATCCGCCCAGACCTTCCAGATACATTCCCTCACCCGGGCAATGAGGTGTGATATGTCGCACTCAATCACTACCGAAAACCAAATTAAGCCATTGGATATCGATTATCGCGATCCGCGCGGTGTGATTGTGCATGTCACCGGCTGGAATCGGGATAAACAGCAGGTGTATTTCACCAGGCAGAATTATCCGCATGAATGCATGCAGCCTGTCTGGAAGTTCCAACAATATTTTACAAAGGTCTCGGAGGCGCAAAATGCGTGATTACGGAAAGGTGCCGTCTGAGTTTTGGTTAGACCAGAACGGCAACAAATGGAAAGCGCCCACGATCAAAGGTCGCCTGAAAATGCGCGTACCCTGCCATCGCGCACTACGCGAATTTGTTCTTTGGCGCGACGGTTTCAAATGCCGTCATTGTGGCAGTCAAGACCGCATTAAATTGGTCGCAGATCACATTGTATCGCGACGTAACGGTGGGGCTCACCACCCAGACAACATGCAATGTTTGTGTGATTCCTGCAATGCGCGCAAGGCCTCCCTGGTAGATGCCAAATTCCAGTCAAAGTCTGATGTAAGTGAGGTTATTTGTGCTGATGGAGGGCTGATTGATGGCACGCATTAGAACAATTAAACCTGAGTTCTGGACCGATGAGAAAGTTGTCGAGTGCTCATTTGAGGCGCGCCTGATGTTTATCGGCATGTTCAATTTTGCTGATGATAAAGGCAATCTGGTGCGCTCCCCTAAGCGTATCAAGATGCAGATTTTCCCTGCCGATATGATCGACTGCGAACCGTTAATTAAAGAACTTAGTGGGGCAGGATTAATCAGTGAGTATTCAGTGAGTGGTGTTGAATATATTCACATTGATGGTTTTTCTAAACATCAAAAAATTAACCGACCATCCACAACAACAATACCTACTCCTGCAGACGTTACTGATAACTCACGGAAACCAGCACCGAATTACATGGATGGCTCAGTGAGCGATGATGAAAAACAAAAGCATGATTCACATACAAGTAATGGAGATAACACTGAGGACTCACTGAGTGCTCACGACGAACTCACTGACGGAAAGGAAAGGAAGGGAAGGGAAGAGGAAAGGAATAAAACTAATTTGTCCGATTCGAATCGGACTGATGGCGATAAACCTGACGAGTCGAAAGGGAAACCTTCACAGGAAAAACCTGATTCAGAATCAGATGATGCTGAAGGCCAAGATCCAGTCGATGTCGCTTTCGAAAATATTTTTTGGGGGGCAGGTCTGAGAAAGGATGCCAAGGTCAAGGCTAAGTCAGCGTTCAGGACCAAATATCGCGACTGGAAAAAAGCGAACCGAGGTACGCCTGAGAACTTCGCCGTTATGCTGGCTGAAGATATCAGCCTCCGGGTGAAAACACAGCAAATGGGGTTCGACAAACTCCTGCCAGCGTCATACCTGAACGGAGAGCGCTGGAACGATGAAAAACCAAATGGAGCTCCTCAGATATCCGCAAGCGCAAACGCCATCGGTGGGACAGGGGCTTCCTGGTTCGCAAAACCAAGTGACGGTTCGGCTGAGGTATTTATCAGCCAGGCAGCCATTGACCGCATGAAGCGCGGAGCTAACCGCCCATGAAAAGAATCCTCAAACGTCTACTGGTTGCTGGCTATAACCGCGGCTTTTTGCGTGAGGAATTCGTGACTATGTGCTTTATAAAATTCGATTTACGGAGTGTGTGATGACCCCTGCTGAGTTATCTGAAAAATTGTGGGACAACGCCGAAAGAGTTGCGAAATACCTGCTTCCACGAGGACACCTCGAGGGCAAGGAGTGGTGCGCTGGTAATACCAATGGTGATGCCGGTAAGAGCCTGAAAATTAATCTCGGTGGTAAGAAGACTTGGGCAGATTTTGCAAGCGGCGACAGCGGAGACCTGCTTGATCTTTGGGTGCTGGTGCGTAACTGCCAGCTGCACGACGCTATGCGGGAAGCGAAAGAGTTCCTTGGGCTGAAGGACGACGATAACCACTTCGAGGCGAAGAAAAAAACCTTCTCACGGCCAACCAAAAAAGGCGTTAAAAAGGCGAGCCATTGCTACGACTACCTCTCTTCCCGTGGCATCACCCGAGAGACAGCTGATCAATTCCGTGTTTCGGACGCAGTCGTCTGGTACCACGATGAAAACCGCGAAATTCCGGCAGTGGCGTTTCCGTATCTTCGCAACGGTGAGCTGTTGCAGGTAAAGCGAATCGGCACTGAACGACCAAATGGCAAAAAGTTGATCATGGCTGAAGCTGATTGCGAGCCATGTCTGTTTGGCTGGCAGGCTATGGACGCGAAAGCTCGCGCTGTTGTGCTTTGCGAAGGAGAGATTGACTGTATGACCTACTCGCAATTCGGTATCAGTGCTCTATCGGTACCGTTCGGCGGTGGAAAAGGGGCCAAACAGCAATGGATCGAATACGAGTATCACAACCTCGACCGATTCGAAGAAATTTGGTTAAGCCTCGATAACGATGATGTAGGGCGCGAAGCCGCAAAAGAAATTGCTCGTCGTCTAGGGGAGCATCGTTGCCGCCTGGTAGAGCTGCCGCACAAAGATATCAATGAATGCCTGACCTCCGGGATGAGCGAGGATGAAATCTGGCACTACTTGGGGACCGCTAAATTCTTTGACCCTGATGAACTCTGCTCTGCGGGTGATCTCCTTCAGGAAACACTGGATGCGTTCGAGCATCGAGACGTTGGATTATTTTCCAGCCCGTGGGATTCGCTGAACAGTAATTTCAAATTCCGCGCCGGCGAGCTGACGCTGGTTAACGGAGTAAACGGCCACGGAAAAACCGAGCTGGTGGGACATATCGCCGTCAATGCCATGAGCCAGGGAGTCCGGGTATGCATTGCCTCGCTGGAGCTTAAGCCTGGGAAAATGTTGGCTCGTCTTACCCGGCAAACCATTTGTAGAAAAAACCCAGAACGTACTGAAATCATCATGACTAACGAGTGGTTTTCTGATCGTCTTTGGGTGTTCAAACTCACCGGAACAGCCAAGGCCGATCGACTGCTGGAAATATTTGCCTATGCCAGACGCCGCTATGGAATCGATCTTTTCGTTATCGACAACTTGGCAAAATGTGGACTCGATGAGGAGGACTACGGTGGACAAAAAGAATTTATCGATACCCTCTGCGACTTTAAAAACGAGCACAACTGCCATGTTCTGCTAGTAACGCATGCCAGAAAAACAAACGAAGCTGCACCAACAGGGAAAATGGATGTTAAAGGCACTGGCGCTTTAACTGACATGCCCGACAACGTTATGGCCGTCTGGCGTAATATCCCGCGCGAACTGGCCCAGCGCAAAGCTGAAAGAATGGGGTATGAGAGTCTTGATAAGGACGAACAGACTGCTATCCAAATGCCCGCCTCGATGATCCGCCTGTTGAAACAACGTGAAGGAGAAGGCTGGATCGGAGACATAGGGGCTAACTTTGATTCCCGCTCACACCAGTTTATCGAGGGTGATAAAGGGCCCTTCAATTATTTGGCCGGCAAACAGCAAAGTGAACTTGATATTGAGTGGGAAGCCACCAACGCAACGAGGTATTAAAATGGATCGTCTAATTAGAGAAATGTCGTATCTCTTTACCAAGCAGCGTTTTTTGGAGCTTCAGGAAAAGGCAAAAGACATCGCAATCGGTCATAGTGATTTCCCTGAGTGTTTCGGTCTTATTGCTGACGCCATCGCTGAATTTGTTGAAGACACTCCTGATGATGAGTGGCGAGAGCATGAAAAAATCCTTATGCACTACGTTGCTATGCGTGTTCTGACGCTGTGGGGTAACGGCGATAAAGTGACTGATGTCCAGTGGGCGCACCTTGGCTGGTTTGGCACTGCTGAAAAGGGGGAAACCATTCAATGAAGTTGGAAACATCACTCAAACATTTCAGCCCTCAGGGAATGCACATCAGCGACGACGTAAAAGGAACCTCTCCGGATCGTCTCACCGGCACTGATGTTATGGCGGCGATTGGTACCACCAGCAGCCGCGCGCGATTCGGCCTGGCGGCTTTCCTTGGCAAGGCTGACGTAAGCCAAAGTGACGGTCAACGGGCAATTCAGGCACTTGCACGTTACGCGATGGAAACGGCACCAAAGAATGTACGTAAAGCAGCTGGTGGCCATTTCGGATGGTGTATGCAAATGCTGGCGCAATTTGCCTTTGCTGATTACTCCCGTTCGGCGGCTACAAGCGTGACGTGTATCAGTTGCAGTGGTACCGGGTTTATCTCCGGGAATGAGGATGTGGTTAAACATCCTGGTATTTTCGACGCCGACGGTGCTGCAGTGGTTGCCCCGAAGATTAAAAATGAGCTGGTGAAAAGGGTTTGCGGAACATGCGGAGGAAAGAAAGTGATCCTTGCCCGGTGCAGGTGTGGTGGTAAAGGTGAAGTGTTGGACCGCAAAGCCACTAAAGAACGCGGCGCACCGGTTTTCAAGACGTGTGAGCGTTGCTCTGGTAATGGCTTCTCTGCTATCTCCTCGGCGACCGTACACCGAGCCATTCTGAAGCGTCTTCCGGATCTCCATCAGTCATCATGGTCACGCAACTGGAAACCCTTTTATGAAATGCTGGTGGACACGCTGCGCCAGTGGGAGCGTCACGCGGCAGTAGAATTTGAGAAGGCAACAACTTATTAATATGATCGGAACAAATGGCGACACTTTTTTGCACGTTAGTGTTGACTTTGCATAAAACTGTCCTGTATGCTTCTGATTATGGAGTATAACGCCTGTAGATAATTAACCTCGAAAAGCCCGCCACGTTGCGGGTTTTTTTATGCCTGCAATTCTTCGCACCACGCTCGGCGCAATCCAACCACAGAGCCTTTCTGGGCGGGTATTTGAAATTGTTGCCGCTCAGATTTATATTCATTTTGTGGTGAATCCCCCTGTGCGGTGGGGCTACATGACCAGGCAACAAGCAAAGATATTGCTAGCTGACAAAAGCGGGTTGTTGTTGGTTATGCAACAACTCACCGGGAGGCACCCGGCACCACAACCTTTAATTTACCCAGGGTTATCAGAAATAAATATTCTCCATCGCTGATGATAGTCAGTCCGTTTTTTATACTGGTTGACGATAAGCATGGGCGAACGTAACTTATTTCTCTGGTGAATCCTTTCTAAGCGAAGGGGCGCTCCAGTCGACTGCTATCAGCAGGTATGCGCGCGGCTTTGCTGGCCAGGGGCAGAGTCACCGGGAGGCACCCGGCACCAAAACACAAATAACAACGATGCTTTAATTCCTTGAGAGCCTGCCATAAAAAGCAGGCCTTTTTTTATAGTTTTACAAACTGCTGCTACGCTTTGAGTTGTGGGAAGTAACTGAATGCCCGGTGGTTCTCCTGGACCGATAGTGAATCAGCCGATACAGCTTCACTCCTGAGCATAGGTCTTACTCACACCTACCTCA